CGGCTTCGGTAGATCTGCCCATCGAGGGCGCAGCGGCGCTGAAAGCGGCGGTGATCACTGTCGTCCTGCACTACACCACCACCGGCCCCTTGGCCTGACACCCCCAACATCGAGGAGACCCCCATGGCACGTGCGCAAGGCGCGCGGGCGCAGATGGCGCTTGCGTATGAGACGGTTTACGGCACCCCGCCGGTCAGCGGGTTCCGGCTGATGCCCTTCGCCCGGACCACACTCGGATCGGAACAGCCGCTGCTGGAATCCGAACTGCTGGGCTATGGTCGCGATCCGCTGGCCCCGATCAAGGACGCGGTCACAGCCGACGGCGAGGTGGTTATCCCCATCGATGTCGAGGCGTTCGGGTTCTGGCTGAAGGCGGCGTTCGGCCAGCCGGTCACCAGCGGCACGACGCCGAAGACCCACACCTTCCAGTCGGGCAATTGGACCCTGCCCAGCATGGCCATCGAGACGGCGATGCCAGAGGTGCCACGGTTTGCGATGTATTCCGGCTGCCTGCTGGATCAGCTGACCTGGCAAATGCAGCGGTCGGGTCTGTTGACAGCCACTGCCCGCCTTGTAGCCCAAGGCGAAACAATCGCCGCCAGCACTGCTGCTGGCACGCCCACCGCGTTGGGCCTGCAGCGCTTCGGCCATTTCAACGGCACAGTGAAACGCAACGGCTCGGCCTTGGGCAATGTCGTCTCGGCCGAGATCACCTATTCCAACAACCTCGACCGGATCGAAACCATCCGCGGCGACGGACGTATCGACGGGGCCGACCCTGCCATGGCCGCTCTGTCAGGTCGGATCGAGGTGAGGTTTGCCGATACCGCGCTGATCACTCAAGCCATCGACGGCACGCCTTGCGAGCTGGAATTCAACTACAGCCTCGGGGCCAACGCCAGCTTCACCTTCACCGCCCACGCCGTCTATCTGCCCCGCCCGCGCATCGAGATCGCCGGGCCCCAGGGCGTTCAGGCCACCTTCGACTGGATGGCCGCCAAAGCCACCAGCCCCGCCCGCATGTGTACCGCCGTTCTCGTCAACACCCTCGCAGGATATTGATCATGATCCGACTGAACCTGACCGCCACGCCGCAATGGCTGGACCTCGCCGCCGACCTGCGCCTACTTGTCGGGCCGCTGACCACCGCGCTGATGGTGTCCGCCCGCGCCGATCCGGCCATCGAAGCCTTGCCGGAGGGTGCCAGCCAGGAGGCGCTGGCGCTCGCGATGGCCAAGGCCGTGGCCAGGCGCGCGGTGCTGGATTGGGACGGTGTGGGTGATGAATTGGGCCAACCCTTGCCCGTCACGCCGGAAGGCATCGACGCCCTGCTGGAAATCTGGCCGGTCTTCGAGGCCTTCCAGACGCAATACGTCGCCAGGGGCCTGATCCTGGAAGCCGAAAAAAACGTCTCCGCGCCCTCGCCGACTGGTCCTTCGGCGGGGGCGACCGGTACTGCGCGGCCTGCGCGGGCCCCTGCCCCGACTGCCCTGCAAGACTGAACAGGCCGCAAACGCCGGAAGGCTGGCAAGTCTGGGACCTTGTCGGTCGCATCGGAGGGCAACTGCGCGTGATCCCGGGCGCAGTCCTTGGCTGGGATATGGGCGCGGCCTTAGCTGTCGCCCGCGCCCTCGGCATCGACACCCTGATCGTCGCCGAACTGCTGCCCGAGATCGAGGCTGTCATGGTGCGCAAGCTGAACGAACAGATGGAAGGAGGCCGTGATGGCTGAGAAGCGTGTGTCTGTCCGCCTCGTGGCGGAAGGCGGCCGCCAGGTGCGCGCCGAGCTGGAAGGCATCGGTGATGCCGGAGCACGCGGCTTTGGTCGCCTCTCAACCAAGATGGAGCTGGCCAATACCCGGCTGGCCAGCTTTGCCCGCAAGGCCGGGATCGCCCTGGCGGCGGTGACCGTTGCGGCGGCCGCTGCTGGCGTGGCGATGGTGCGGTCAGGCCTCGAGACCATCGGCGCGCAAGCAGACATGGCCGCGTCGCTGAAAACCACCGTCGAAAGCCTGCAGGTGCTGACATGGGCTGGCGAGTTGGCAGGCGTGTCGATGGGCGAGATCGAACAGGCAACCAAGAAGCTGACTACCCGGTTGTCGGAAGCTGCCGCCGGATCGGGATCGGCAGTCGGGGCCTTGCAGCGGCTGAACCTGACGGCCGCCGAGCTTCAGGCGCTGCCACTCGACCAGCGCATCGTCGCCATTCAGGAAGCCCTGAACCGGTTTGTGCCTGAAGCGGAACGGGCTGCTGTCGCCTCTGATCTCTTCGGCGACAAGGCCGCGCTGGCATTTCTGCGCATCGATCCCGCCACGCTGCGCGAAGCGGCGCAGGATGTGCGCGATTTCGGGGTGGCGGTCAGTGCCAGTGATGCAGCCCAGATCGAACGCACCGGCGATGCCATCGCCATGCTCAGCCTGATCTGGCTTGGTCTGACCAACCGGCTGACCGCAGCAGTTGCCCCAGCGCTGGAAACCATCGCCAACACGCTGGCCGACATGGCGCGCAGCACTGGGCCGATCGGCATCGCGATCACTGCGTTGTTCGACAACATCGGTCGCCTCGCCACCTACGCCGCGACCTTTGCAACCCTGATGGCCGGGCGCTGGGTGGCGGCATTGGCGGCTGCAGCGCTTTCGGTGCGCGGGCTGGCTACCGGCCTCGTCATCTTGCGCGGCGCACTGATCCGCACCGGCATCGGCGCTTTGATCGTCGGCGCGGGCGAGTTGGTGTTCCAGTTCACCCGGCTCGTCGCAGGCGCGGGCGGGTTCGGGGCGGCGATTGGGCTCCTGAAGGATCTGGCGCTGGAGGTCTGGGACCGCATCGGCCTTGGGGCCGTATCGGCCTGGTCGAAGATCGAGGCCAGCTGGGCCGGGCTGCAGGCCACGATCTACGGCGCAATGCAGTCTTCGGTAGAAGCGGTGACCAGCTTTGGCAATTCGGCGGCGGGCATCTTCAAGGGTGCCTATGAAGCCGTGAAAGCGATTTGGGGTCAGCTGCCCGGTGCGATTGGGGATTTCGCTTTCCAAGCCGCCAACGGTCTGATCGGCGGCGTCGAGGCGATGCTGAACGGCGTCGTCACCCGGATCAACAATTTCATCAACGGCTTGAATGCCGCGCTCGAACTGCTCCCCGATTGGGCCGTAGGCGAAAGCGGGGTGCGGATCGGCACGCTGGATCCCGTGGCGTTGGGCCGGATCGACAATCCCTTCGCGGGTTCCGCCGCTGCAGCTGGAACTGCCGCCGCCGAAGCCTTCTCGGCGGCGATGGCGCAGACCTATGTGACGACGCCAGATCTCGGGCTGACCGGAATGGCAGAAGAAGCCACCGCCCGGGCAGAGGCCTATCGCGAGGCCTCCGGCATGCTCGCCGATGCCGCCGCGCGGCCGATGCAAAGCTGGCAGGCGCTGAAAGATGCGGTTGCTGGAGCCGGAACCGAAGGTGAGGCTGCGCTGGACGGGGCCACGGAGGCCGCCGACCGGCTGGACGAGTCGATGACGGAAGCCGGGCGCGCGGCTGGTGGGGCTGGTGCCGCTGCTGCGGCGGGCGACGAAGTGGCCAAGACCGGCTGGGAAGCTGCCGTCGCCACCCTCGCTGAGTATGCCGCCAAGGCCCGCGACATCGGCGGCGATGTCGGCAATGCACTGGTCTCTGCCTTCACCTCGGCCGAGAACGCCGTGGGTGAGTTCGTGAAAACCGGCAAGCTGGATTTCCGCGACCTGGTCACATCGATGATTGCCGATCTCGCGAAACTGGCTGCGCGGCGCTTCATCCTCGGCCCCATCGCCAATGCACTATCAGGCGCACTTGGCAGCGCGAGTGGCATCTTCGCCAACATCCTGCACGACGGTGGCACGGTCGGAGCGCCGGGCCCGGGCCGCATGGTTCCTGCGCTGGCCTTTGCAGGTGCCCCGCGCATGCACGCGGGCGGCTGGGCCGGGATCAAGCCCGATGAGGTTCCGGCCATCCTGCAACGGGGAGAGCGGGTTCTGTCGCGCCGGGAAGCTGCTGGTTATGGCCAAGGGCAAGGCTCTGCCCCGAACATCTCCGTCACGATCAACGCCCGCGACGCCGAAAGCTTCCGCCAATCTCGCACGCAGGTCGCGGCCGACATCGCACGCGCGGTGTCCCTCGGTCGGAGGGGCATGTGATGGCATTCCATGAAGTCAGGTTCCCCGACAACATCAGCCGCGGGGCGCGCGGCGGCCCGGAACGGCGGACCCAGATCGTGGAGTTGGCTTCGGGCGACGAGGAACGCAATGCCAGCTGGGCCAACAGCCGCCGCCGCTATGATGTCGCCTATGGCATCCGGCGCGCTGACGATCTGGCAGCAGTGGTTGCCTTCTTTGAGGCGCGAAACGGCCGCTTGCACGGCTTTCGCTATAAGGATTGGGCCGACCACAAATCCGCCCTGCCGTCGCAAGCTATCACTGCAACTGACCAGCAGATCGGCACCGGGACCGGCAGCCTGCAAACCTTCCAACTG